GACCATACCGGTCATGTTGGTGATGAGGGAGGCCACCTGGGCGCGCAGCATCTCCAGAGCAGCCTGTTGCTCCGCGTCGGCAACAAGCTCCTTGAAGAGTTCCTCCAGCTTCTCGTCGGGGAACTCCTCCCCCAGTTCCTCCAGGGCACCACGCTTGGACTCCAGACCCAGGGCCATCTTGACCTGTAGCTCGTTGAGCAGCACCAGCTTGTCCACCGGCAGCGGGGGCTGGAAGTGACAGGTGTTCTCGTAGCTCACCGGGTCCATGGGGTCCAGCATCGGAAGCGAGTCATCCCGCATGGGTGGGTCGAAGGTGTCGTTCCAGGTGAGGGTCTCAGGCTCCTTCATGAACATGGTCTTCAGCGCCAACCGGTTGATCTCTGCGATGCCCTCCCCGTACTGGGTGGACTTCAGCTTGAAGCGATTCATCAACGGCTGGTACTGGATCGCCAGGGCCACGCCTGAGGTGTTGGAGATCGCTTGCTCCTCCCCAAGGGCCGTTTTAGGCACCCCGGTCATTTCGTGCATGGCGCTCTTGAGCACCTCTAGCAGCTTGATGGCCTGCTCGATGCCCCTTGGGTCGAAGAGCAAGTTCTCGACACGCGCATCCTTGTTCGGCACGCTCCACGTCTGATGTGTGCCCTTCTCCAGGTTGCTTGCTCTTGCCCCTATGACCACGGTTACCGGAGCGGCATGGTAGTTGACGATGTCGGCTATATCCGTAGCCGTTTCGTTGTACTGCCGGTTGAGCGGTGTGATGTCCTGTATGTCGGGCATGCCCCAGGGGGACGAGGCTATCGGCATGTTGCTGATGTGAACGATAGGGATCTCACCCAGAGGGTTCTCCCTAGCGTCGATGAGTTCGTCATTGACGTACTCTTCGATCTGCTCTTCGGTCAATAGCTCCGTGTACGTGAAAACTTGACGGGTTCCCTCACTAGTTGTCCCCCAAAATCTGTACTTCAACTTAAAACGGATCAGGCGCTTCCTATCATGGGGATGCCATTCTGGAAATGCGAACGCGCTATTTAGAGGGAGGATGCGGACCCGTCCAGGGTGCGGCATTCCGGACGGGTCCACCCAGGGTTCTTCGTAAGCCACTTTGACGAAGCAGTCGCCAGTGACCGACCCCATACTCCCCATCTCCCAGAGCAAGGAATCCTTCTTGTTGTCCTTCTCCCAGATCCTCTGTAACCGCGTAGGTACAATGGCTGACGTAGCGTCAGGGGAGCGGAAAGACACGCCCTTACCGAAGACAAAGTTGGTCGTAAAATCGCTCAGAGCACGTACCCAGTTAAACGTAAGCTGTGGATCACCAAGGTCTGGGCGTTGCGCCCAGTGGTATCCCAGATAGAAGGCCCAGTTCATGGCATAACGATTGAGCCTGGGGCCATGCACCTCAAACTCTTCGTCAGCTAGCTCAACCAGCCCGAGCGGGGATATCTGGATCGTTAGATCACTGGATGCCGCTCTATAACTGGGAGACTGGAACTGGATTGACATTTACTTCTCTGTGACCGGGGAAGCCTGCTTGAGGTACTTCTCCTGGGTGATGGGTAGCCGGCGGCGCTGTTGCTGACGTAGTTGGCGGCGGGCGTCCTGCTTGGCAAGCTGCACTGTCTCAGACTGGGTGGCTATCGAGGCGTGTCGGGGCTTGACCCGGTTAGCGAGGACCGACGACGCCAGGATGGTAGGAGGCGGTGAACCGGCGAAGGGCTGGACACCAATGTCACTCATCGCCGGCACGGTGGGTGGGGTTACCGCGATACACACCGTCGATGGCCTGGCCCAGGTCACTCATTTTGGGAGCGCGACCACCTTCCCGCCTGGGGGAGGTCGACAGCGGGCTGGCGTGTGGATCACGCCGGTCGTTCCACAGCGTCTGCACGTCCATGTACTCGACGTTCACACCATGGGTTGGGTAGTCGTGTACCTCTGCCATCAGAACAAACTCCCTTGCTGGCCGTGTTGGGCCTCGTGCTGCCTGGCTTGCAGGATCGGGTTCACCATCGCTTCGTCGGGGGCCTTGGCCCCCTTCTTCTTGCTGCTGTAGGAGGTGATCTTCTGCTCGTACCAATGGACCGGTTGAGCCACATGGGAGGGCAGGCCCCGCTGCTGAGCCGCGGTCTTCAGGGCGTGAGAGAAGTAGAGGTTCATGGCGTCGATGCTCGCCCCAGGCTCAAAGGGATGCTCGACGTTGTGAACCTTGGTGTTGTGGCTACCGCTCATCACATCGGCACGGGTGTCCTCACCGAAGTCCTTGATGCCGGCACCACCACGCCACTCGTGCCGGTCGATCACCGGGTTGGCGTCCACCACCCTGGGGAACTCCTGGGCATCTCCGTAGGTGCCGGCCTTCACCGCCCAGTCCGACGCAGCTACAGCACTGCGTACCGGGGCACCCCTCGATCTCGACTTGGTGGCACCGGCACTCTCCCCCGGTACGTCGAGTGGGTGGACGCCAGATCCCTCGTTGTGGATGATCCTGGCTGCATTCCTGGCGGTGGTGTGGAACCCACCTGTGCCCACCGGGGGCGACTCGCCCTCAGGTTCTTTCACTGGATCTCGGAACTGATTGATGTCGGGGTTGTGTACCAACTGCTGAGCGATCCGACCCGTGCGGTTGAGGTCGGTGTCAGGGTCCGAGTTGTGACTCAAGGCAGCCCTGGCGTAGTGGACCGTCGAGGTGTTCAGCCCCAGGTGAGCAGCAAGCTGGCCGCTCCTACGCTGGTCAGTACCAGGCCCTCCGGTGTAGTAGTCCTGGCCGGTAGCGACGTTGGAACCGCGGTTGTGGGCGCGGATGTAAGCGTTGTCGAGATCGGCTCCGTAGTGATGGACGATGTCACCGAAGTGCAGCCCGAGCCTCTTGTGAACATCGGCCTCGACACCGGCCCGAACATGGTCAGGGAGGTCGTCCCAGGTCGCCTGGCGCTTCATGTCGATGGGAGTGTGTTGTTGGCCTAGATCCAACCTCCCCTGAGTGCGCTGCTTCTCCTGCATCGTGGCGTGGGTAGGGAAGTGCTCCTCCTGGGACCACTTGGGATCGAGCCAGCCGTGGGCCTGGTAGTCCTCTTGGGTGTACTGGCCTGGCTCCTTGTCGAAGCTGCCGGCACGAGCAGGCCGCGGCGTGCCAGTGCCCTGGGCCATAGCGGCCATCTCATGAGGGCCAGGAACGCTGGAGCGTTTGTTCACGACCCTCCCCAGGTGGAGTGTCGCCAGGCCCCCCTGCCACGTACCACGTCAGCGCCACACTGCTTGCACTGGGCAGCTATCAGGCTCGTACCCCTGGGACCGGCCCTGACTGGACCCTGGGCCTCAGCCGCGTGACTGACGGGAGCGGTGCGCCGGCCTTCTTGCCGGCGGTCAGGGAAGAGGTCTGGGCGAAGATCCATTACCAGTTGTGCCTCCCGCCCTTGGTGTTGGCGTACATGGCCGCGGCCTGGCCGAGTGTCCTGTCGCTCTGCTTCTCGTCCCAACCCACGTTCGGGTCATCGAGGGCGGTCTTGACCTCCTCTGGGTTGGCTCCGTAGTGCTGGACAGCATGGGTCAGGATGCGGACCTTCCGGCCCTCCTCCAGGGCCATGATCAGTCGGTGACGACTTCGGGAGACCGCCTCTTCTGGATACCGCCCGAGCGGAACACCTCCTCGTAGCGGACCTCAGCCTGGTCAGTAAATGAGCCGTGGGCGAACTCACCCAGCATTGTGGGGGCGTCGATCCAGGCTGCCGAGCCGACGTGTGCCCGCTCCTGCATGGTCTCGTCGGGCATCTTGAACTGCACCTGAGGGTCGACGTGATTTATGCGGCCAGGGGCGCTGACCATGAACTCGATCATGCCCCGCTGGAAGTCGGTGGGAATGTCGGTGTCAGTACTCAAACCCTCCTCGAATCGCAGCGGGCCGCGCCCACCTGGGGCGTTCGGCCCCATGGTCTCGTCGTAGGCGTACCGGCCGCGTTCGGGAAACTGCGGTTCGGGGGCCAAACTCATCGGCTTTCCTCCCTCGTCGGGTTGTATCTCAGGCTAGGCTGTGCGGCACTTCCCCCCTAGACCACCCGACGGGCCATGCCTCGCCGTACCTCGTCGTGCCGAGCCAGTCCCCATCTCCCCTCACCAAACCGACGTACCAGGGTGAACACGCCTCCAGCTAGCCTGGAGGCGTGAGCGCGTCCGAGACCTGGGCACATAACACCTCGATGAACCGGGCCATCGGCTCCGACGCCGCGGCTAAGCCGGCTGTCGGCGCTGACGAGGACGAGCAGTCCTCGCCCGACGCGCCCCAGCCGCCCACGGGGTCGACTGGATCTCAACCTCAGGGACCATCAACACCTGGGACATGATGGTGGCGCAGGACAGTGAATCGACGTAGTCGTCATGCACGCCGGCCTCGTTCGGGGCAGCTACCACGAGGTGAGCACCCTTGTAAGTCTTCTCCACATCCACCATCTGGGTTCGGAACCGACGCCAGGTCTTGGTCCGCTTGGCCCTGGGATGCGCCGGCCACGACAGCAAGCCCCGCTGGAGTAACTGCTGGAGGTGCTTCCACCTGGCACTTTGATCCTGGATCTGTGACGACAGTGGTTCCACCTGGATACGTGGCAGCAGTCGCTTCAGCCGATCAGCAGCTACGTCGCCAACTCCTTGAGCGTCAACGCCGCAGGCCACGATGGAGTAGTTGCTGAAGAAATCCACGATCCGCCAGTACTGATCCTCCCATTCTTCCCCGTGCATCTCCAGCCAGTTCAGGATGCGACAGTCGTATAGCCCCAGTTCGTCCGGTCGGTCCCAGTCTACGAAAAGCACCGTGACCACGGTGGAGTCCATGCGGCGGGCAAAATCTATGCCGGCCACCAGGGGAGAACGCCAGTAGCTCTGGACGATGGGCATGGTGGGGTCACCAAGCTCGTCCATACGAGTCTCTGTGACCAACATGCCCCGTTCCAGGAGCCACTCCAACCTGTAGTTGAGCCTGAACTCATCGCTGTCCTCCCCGATCCGCATGGCCTCACCGCGGATGTAGGCCGCGTAGTTCTTGTTGAACCGGGCGCAGTAGTGCCAGTCGAACCGGAAGTGGTTCTTCTTGCCACCCCGGCGTAGCTCCATGCGCCGGTTCATCTGGATGGTCTTGAAGAAGGCCCCTTTAAT